TATTTCTAATATATTCTCGCATAGGATTATTATAATTCCTTGCAACCGGTTTTATAGATACATGTTGACAATTAAGATTTTGTTCTATTTTTTCATATGAAGCATCATTCCCCAAAGTATACGTATATCTAAAACAAAACGTATCTGAAAACACATCATTTGATAACATATTATTTGATAATATATACTTATTCGTTAAATAAGTTGATATAAATATTTCTTCCATTACATAGTTTTTACACGTAGACTTTTCATACAATTCATTTGTATTATATTCATTAAATATTTCTAAAACAATATCGCTAGATAATACAGTTCCTTCATGGTAAGATCTGGTTAATATAAATTTGTTTCTGTATACATAATCCATAAAATGATTATCCTTTTTTGCCCTATCAAACCATTCCCAATAATTATAATTATTTATAAAATAATCAAAATAACCCTCGTAATCAATGTCATTTTGTTGTTTTTTATCAACAATTTTCATAGCATATTTATTTAAAAAATCTGGTGGAATTATTTTTATAAATAATTCATTTGATGCTACAAACCAAAAATAATCATAACTTATTGAATTATCGTATATATATTTTATATTTAAGATATGTTGCTGAAATAAGTCAATATTTCCCCATATATGTGAGTTGTTTTCGCGTATTGTGACACATTTAACAAAATCATATGTTTTTAATTTTTCATCATTCAAATTTTCAGTTATTGATAATAAGATGAGTATGTCATAATGTACAAAACATTTTTTAATATTAATTAATAAATCACATAAACATTCTAAATTTTCATGTGCAGTCAAACTAAATATAATCATATATTATATGATTATATTATTCTTGTGAGTGATATTGGATTAATACGTCACGGTGTACCATTTCAAATATCTCTAATTTATAATTCATTTTTTGATATAAATATTAATTTATACATACATTCATGAAGTTTGATGAATTTAGAATGTATAATTCTTTTAAACCAATCAAGGTAGAACAAAAAAATTATATATTGTTTTATGATGATACTGATATAAATTTAGAAACAAAACTAAATAGGTATCCCAGTTTTAGTTTTTATCCTTGGACCATAAACAAACATGATTTTAAACATTTTGTAAAATCAAATCGAGTTTATTATATTGAAAAGCAAATTATATAGCGTATATTTGATTTATGATAATGACATATTATTTATGTATAAAATTAATTATTATACAATAATAATGAAATATACTGCTATTATCATAGAACCAAGAAAACATAAAGCTATTGAATTTGTTCTACGTAATGCACTCAATTGTTTAAATGATGATTGGAAAATTATTTTTTTTCACGGAAATAACAATATTGAATATGTAACAAATATTACAAAACAATTGGGATCGGATCGTATTCAATTAATACATTTGCCAATCGATAATTTACTTTTAACAGAATATAGTTGTTTATTTTCAAAAAATAGTATAATATATGATTATTTGACTGAAATATTTATAGTATTTCAGACAGATAGTATGATGTTCTTTAAAAACAAACATTTACTAGAAAAATTTATGGACTATGATTATGTAGGCGCCCCGTGGCATATAAACGGATATTTTATCACATCATATTGTGGATATATTGGAAATGGTGGTTTTAGTTTAAGAAAAAAAAGCAAAATGTTAGAAATAATTGAAAAAATAAAATGGGAATATGATAATGAAGATCTATATTTTTGTAAAAACTATCCTAATATAAAGGTCAATAAACCTACTTATGAATTAGCCATGACATTTTCAGTTGAAGCTGTTTTTTCAGACATTACTTTTGCTTGTCATAAACCCTGGATTGAACCCCATTATCCTCAATTTAAATTATTATATCCAGAAGTTGAAGAATTACGACTTTTACAGGGAGTTGAATAAACTTATTCAAATATTGAGTAAAAATATAGTATACATATTTATATAACATCAAAGACATCTTTGAAATAATCCATTTTGTGATCCTTGTGTGACAATAGTTGGTTCAGCCCAATATACTTTTAAATTATTGTCTCTTGATGCTACATTCAACCACCAGTCAATATGAAGGTTTATTTTTGATTCTAAACTATTTATATATTCACATAATTTTTTAGAGCATTTTTTACTAATTATGTAACTATCAGTACATCTTGTTGCGCCCAAACCACCCCAACTTGTAGGGTGTAAACATTTTTCATAAATGTTTTTATTTGGAATTAATTTATCTTTTTCAATATGAAGATTACAACCATCACCAATAAATAACATATCAAAATCTTCCGGTAATTCAGACATATAATTATTTAAATTCTCTACAAAATTATCACACAGTATTACATCATCTTCTAATATTAAAGCATGTTCATAGTGCTCGGCTATTATATTGTATACATATGTATGTTTTAAATATAAAGACATATGTGGTTTTGAATAGTATGTATCAAATAAATTACTATCATCTTCACTTATTTCATTTTTATCATATTTTTCAATAAATTCATAGTCTATTATACCTTGCTTATTAAATTGTTCTAAAATGTGTTTTTTTCTATCAACTAATTTTGAATAATGTAATACAAATATTTTCATATTAAATATAATTAATATTATTAATTTTATTTTTTAAATACAAAAGTTATTGAATAAACTCATCCATCATGGGAAATATTGTTTTGATGGCTTCTGCACATGCTAATGCAACCTCCCTATGTTCTTTTTGAGTACCGTTTCCTGATCTTAGTTGTATGTAATGCACCCACGATCGGAGTGTTCCGTTCATATATAGTCTCGATAAGGTGAGGCCTTCTGGGAGTACAGCTCTTGCTTGTTCTTTTGCAATCCCATTATCGATTGCCCACTGATATGCTTGATTTGTTTGTTGAATTATATTTTGTTGCTGTTCTTCCCATTGTTCTTTTAATACAGAATCGGTAGTTTTTATACTATTTTGTCTATTTTTTTTATCTTGATGCCTTGCTTCTTTTAATTCATTGCCTAAATCTGCAATTGCATAACGCTGAGAGAATTCTTGAAACGAAAAAGAACGATGTCTTAAAATCTGTCTTGCGATATCTCTGGTTGTTTCTATCTCTAAACATATACTAACCATTTCTAGTGGAGACCAATGCTGGTTTTTAATTAGATATCTTATTAATTTTTCATTTGTTTCTGTGTTATGTTGATTTGCAGGATTAGAGACTCTTGCACAATATGCAACTAGGTCTTGTATAGTTTCATGTTCTGACTTAGAATAACTTATAAGTTGAACCTTCATTCATAAGTTATACTAATTATATTTATATCATTTTTTGTCCAAATCCTAACCATAATGCAACGGAAATTAAACTACCTACGACAAATCCATTGCCTGCGTTTGCTAAGGTTTTACCCATGCCGTAATAAAATCCCAATGGAAATAATATGTATGATATAAAAATGTAGAATACCATAATTCCTAAAAATATTTGCATTTTTTGTTCCATTTATATTGATTTTTATTTTATTTTTATATAAAAACAATTCATTATTATATTCATGTTGACTCATAAATCTGTTATGAAATACATGGAGCGAGCTTCAATAATGAAACATTCTCCACCATGTTTTTCAAATAAAATCATGATCAATTTATTTTATGAACCGTCTACACGTACGTCTTGTTCATTTCAGGTTGCTGCATATAAGCTGGGTTGTAAAGTAATAAATATAACTGATAAATTTTCTAGTGTAGAAAAGGGTGAAACTCTTGAAGATACGATTAAGACTTTGAATTCTTATGGAGATGTTATTGTATTACGTCATCCTGAAAAGGGTTCATTTGAAAGAGCACGATCTGTATCCAAAATTCCCATCATTAATGCAGGGAACGGTAATGGTGAACACCCGACACAAGCTCTATTAGATATATATACTATATATGATGAATTATTAAAACATAATATTAAAGTGGGTGACGACTACATCACTGTTACTTTTGTAGGAGATCTGAAAAATAGTCGTACTGCTCATTCACTTATAAAAATATTGAAAAATATTCGTTTCGTGCAATTGATATTTGTTAGCCCGCCTGGGTTGGATCTAGAAGACGAAGATGCAATTACAAATATACAATTGCGCGAAGCGATAGGTATTACAGATGTACTATATGTTACTAGGGTTCAGAAAGAGAGATTTTCATGTGAAAAAGAATATCGGGATGTAGTAGATCATTATGATGATTATCGCGTAACGCCCGAGTTGTTAAAATATGCGAAACCAGAATCAATTATCATGCATCCGTTGCCTCGTGGTGACGAATTATCAGTAAGTGTTGATTCCGACCCACGTTCAGTTTATTTTAAACAAGTTGATAATGGTGTTTATATGCGCATGGCAATATTGGAAAGTGTCTTTAATCCATGAATGTAGAGAAAATTGAACGAGTTGAATCTTATAAAATGGTTTGTAAAAGATGTCAATTACAAACTATTTCGGAAAGCCTCGCACGAAATATGTGCCTTATAAAAGCCCTTATACGTTTGATAATTTTATTTGGTCTAACACAGATAAAATTATTTCTTATGGTGGGTTAAATGACCCTGACGAAGTAACTACAAGAGCACACACACCACAACCTCTTGTACCAAATTTTGTATCAAACATTTATTACGAAGATATTGAATCATATAAATCATTATATGGGGCTAATACTTATGCATTAAATAATATACAGTATATGTTTAATGAACTATTGAAAAAATGTATGAAATGGATAGAACAACCTTTGTGGGGTTTAAATAAATTAACACCAGTAATAAATATATACCATATCATTATATTTAAACTATCAAGCGTTGATAAACACGTAGAACATCTTGAAAAAATGGTTGCCTCATTGTGTGAAGATAATCTATCTTTGAATAATCGTATCAAGGCATTAGAACAAAGATACGAACATCAATCACATATACCTTTGGCGGAGCATATAACTGTTGCAGAGGCTGTATTAAAATTATAATTATTCGCTTCCGAAATAGCCACCTTTGCCGATTTTAAAATCAGCTAGTCGCGTGATAGTATCGTCCTTGTCTCTCATAATTTCTTTAATTAAATCCTTTATTGAGATCAATCCAATAAACTCGTTATTTGAGTCATCCATGACCAATAGATGACGAATATCCTTAATCAGCATCTTATTCATACACTGTTCCAAAGTATCATTTTTCTTTGCAATAATAATATTGGGTGTGTAGGTACAAATGTGTTTAACCCATACACATGAATCATCTTTACCTAATGCAGAAACTTTATTGATATAATCACGCTCAGATAAAACACCGGCTACCTTATTTTGAGAATCAGTTACGGCAAGACATCCAATATTAAACGTGGAAAACATTTGTACTGCCTTTCTTGCGCTATCTTCTTCGCTGATCTTGAAATCAATCTTGTGATAGCATGAATTTTTAAATACGGATAATGCCGTAACCTGATTGACTGTTGAAAAAAAACGAGTCCGAATCATTACAACTATATGTAATTATTATTTTATATTATTTTATTATAATGTATTTGCGTTTTGATTTTGGATTTTCATATTAAATATTTGTTTGGTATATTTTTTACGTATACAAATTAACTTCTTATAATCCAAAAATTGCTCTTATATTAGCATTGTGTGAAAACATTGCAACATTATTTGCAATGATTTATTATAAAAATAAATTATTATATATAATTGTATTTTGTATATTGAATACATTAATTAAGGTATTACCAATATGGTATTTATGGAATACATCATTCAAGTGGATTGATTTTTATGCATCAGTTGCCTTATTTATTGTTTTTTTGATATGGTTAACTATAAATAATGTTAGTTTTATAGAATTAGAATATGATATGTATTCTGAAATAAAAAAAGGTAAACCATCAGGCCCTGCAACTTATTATGCGGAAAATATTTATAATATATAATGGATTATCGTTTTGATTATTTATTTTCGTATTGGATATTTGTCTGGTTTGTATTATATCAGTTTGGATTTACTTCGTATAATCCTAAGATTGCTCTTATTATAGGATTAATAACAAATACTGGTGTATTAGGGTTAATAATTTATTTCAAAAATTCATTTATTTACATATTTTTATTTTGTCTCATTAATTTTTTTATAAAAGTTCTACCACTTTGGTTATTGCGAAAAAGTAAATATGAATGGAAAGACTTTTATGCATTAATTGCATTATTTATGATATATTTATTATGGATTATCATTAACCGTGATCAATTTGAACGATATGTTATTGATCGTTATGAAAAATTAAAACACAATAGTCATGCCACAACAATCATTCATTATATTAATCATATTGGATTAAAACTATAAATTGTTCGGTATATGATGGTAGTTTCGATTATACATTCACCCAATATTTGGTAGAAAATATTGTATTTAATATCTATAAAAGATTACTATATTTTGGATTAATTATACAAACGCTGTTACCAAAATATGGTAAAGAAACACTTGATTTAATATTTAAATAATATGGATATATATGTATTTGCGGTTTGACTATTATTTTTCATATTGGGTATTCACTTGGTATTTATTATATGAATTTAAAATAACAAAATACAATCCTAAATTTGGTCTTATTATAGCATTAATTGAGAATTTTGTAGTACTAATATTGATGGTTTATTACAAAAATTCTTTCCTCTATATATTTTTGGTCTGTTTAGGTATATCATTATTTAAATTAACACCTTTGTGGAGATTAAGATATACTTCAATTAAATTGAGAGACGTATACATGACCTTTACACTATTTATTGTTTATATTTTGTGGTTAATTATCAATCATTTTCATTTCAAAAAATTCATGAATGTTGAATATAATAATATAAAAAATAATAAACCAAGTACTCCATTTGCAAAAGATGTTGATGAAATTATAAAATTGATCAATAAACAATACCTTTATTTATTAGAAAAATGAAGTGTGCTACAAAAGATCGAAACCTAAATCCTTGTCGCGGTAATGCCATTGGTAAATTCTGTAAAATTCATCATTATATGATTGAATATACTGATGAAATGGTTGCTCTGGCTAAGCCGTGTGGTACTTGTCGTAAAACACATTATATGGGTGAATACAATACTTGTCAAACTTGTCGCGAACGAGGATCATCGCTACGAGAAAAAAGTAAAGAAGTGGTCGTATTATGTGCCAAAAAAGGTTGTGCATTTAAACAATCTGAAAATAAATATTGCGGGAAACATCAGCTGTATATGTTCTTGGATGAAACAGAAGCTGCTGAAATGAAAGCGTGTGTTAATGCTGTACGCGGTTGTCGTGAGACGATGGATCAGTCATACAAATTTAGCCGATGCCAAGAATGTTTGAAGAAGGATCGGGAAAAGGACCACGAAAAGCGCGGTGGCGTGGTTATTGGCAAGCAATGTACTGTATGTTGCAAAGAATATTCTTCGGATATGTTTGAAGGAGTCCGCGGTACAAAAATGACATGTAAAAATTGCAGAGATGCAAATAAACGTGCTGATGAAAAACGCGATGCAGAACATGTAAAAGAATTAGCTCGCGCGAATGCCCAGAAACCCGAACGTAAAGAGGTAAAGGTTGCATGGAGAGAAGAAAATTATGAAAAAGTTGCGTTGTACTGTTTAAATCATCGCCAAAAAATGATTGAAACAGACTTGGATGGGTTTCACAAACATAATGCCGAAATGGCAAAAGCGTGGCGTGATAAAAATCCGGAAAAGGTTCAAGAAGGATATAAAAGACATAATGAGAACGCAGAATGTTATTATAATATATACAAAAGAAATGCAGCATTAAAACAAATGCCTTTTGAATTAACAAAAGATGAATTTATGATATTAGTAAAAACAAATTGTACTTATTGTGGAATTATGCAAGAGAAAGGCTTTAATGGAATAGATCAAATTAATTCACTGGTTGGTTATGATTCGGATAACTGTGTTAGTTGTTGTGCAACGTGTAATTTTATGAAAAAATGTTTGGATAAACAAACATTTCTACAAAGAATAGAGCATATTATGACATATAATAAATTTGTAAAAGGCCGTTTATTTCCAGATGCGTTCAGGGATTACAACCCCACATTTGCATCTTATGTAGATAAATGTAATAAAAAAGATATATCATTTGATATTACAGAATATGAATTTAATGAATGTGTAAAAAAGAATTGTTATTTGTGTGGAAAGGTAAATACGATAACGCATTCAAATGGAATAGATCGGATGAATAGCAACATTGGATACAATAAAACAAATATATATAGTTGCTGCGCAAACTGTAATTACATGAAAAATAATTCATCGTATAAAGAATTTATGGACAAATGTTTACTCATTTACGAACACAGTATAAAAAATATCAATATTGTATTAGAAAATGTGGTTCTTGAAACAAGAGACATTGTTAAAGGAAATAAATTAACGAGTGAAGTAAGAAAAGAACAAAATAGAATTAATAAACAAACCCAACGAGACAAACTTATTGCAAAATACGGGAATGAAGAATATAGAAAAATGCATGCAAAACAAATCGCTGAAAATAGAAAAAAACATGGATAGAATAGTACGTTGGATAATGTATGGTACAATGTTCAACTTGACAACGACGTATTTTGCTGGTCACACGACGATTCTTAATTAAAATAATTATATACGAATTATTTTAATATAAATAAATTTTTATTACTATGTGTATACCAACGACGTACGAATGTATGTCATCAATTGGAATACGCTAAACCGCCCATTCCCGACATAATTCTGAGCACATTATAATTGCGAGCATAGACTCGGACCTTAGCGGTGTTAGTGCCCGAAACGGTGGCGTTGGACAAGACAAGCTGAAGAGTCGCGTTATCAATGCGCGAGAAGTTGCACGAGCCAGATGGCTGATGCTCCTCAGGGCGAAGAGCAAACGAGTAGACGTTGATACCAGTGTCTGGGGTGCGGGTGTGGTGCTGCCAAGGCTGTACCTGGTCAAAGTAGGTGCCCTCGCGCTCAGAGAAGCGATCCTGGCCGTTAAGCTGGAGCTTAGCAGTAACAACTGGGTTCTCACCCCAGCAATGCATGTCAAGAGATGTCTCGGCAAGAACGAAGGTGCCTGCATCAGATACAGACGACTCTAAATCATTCGGGGAGGTAAGTGTAGTACCACCTCCTGCTACGGTGGAGGTTGTGTTGTAGGTGGCAGTTACGGCACCAGCATTAGCCTGGGCGAATAAACCAGAAGCATTAATGAATGCATCAGTTCCATTGACACCAGCCTCAGATGCAAATGCCTTGATCGAGTTAGGAAGAGCATCAACTGCATCAGTGTAGTTGAATGGCTGAGCACCAAGAGCATTGAAAAGAACGGTGCCGCCACTGAGAGAAGAGCAATAATCGACATTGCAGTCTGGCTGGACTACCCAGATAAGCTCCTTGCATGGGTGGTTGAAGTTAAGGCGGATCTTGTTGGAGGACGAACCAACCGACTCTGCGCCAGTGTACTGAAGCTGCTCAATGAGGTACTCGTGTGGGTTTTGTGCCATACGTCTGCGCTCATCAGTGTCAAGATATACGTAATCTACATAGAGCGAAGCAGCAACAAGCGACTGGGAGTATGCAGTGGTTACCTGTTTACCGGCAGCAGTCAATGCATCTACCGCGAACAAACATTCATCAATTGCACGAAGATTAAGATTGATCTTAACCTCGTGGTATTGAAGAGCAATCAATGGAAGAGCAAGACCAGGGTTGTTGCAGAACCAGAAAAGAAGAGGGACGTAAAGAGTGGTTTCAGGAAGAGCCTTGCGAGGAGCACATACCTGTCGAGGAGCACTAGAATCACAAGGACCATCGACATCAGCAAACTGCGGGTCAGTTAAAAATGTAAGCTGAGTAGTCTGTCCAACCATCTTGTTGTAACCCTTCTCTTGATTCTTGTCAAGAGTAAGCTGGTTCCAGATTTGCATCCAGTCACCATATTGCTTGTCGATGCGCTGACCACCGATCTCAACCTCAACGTCGTCAATGAGCTGATGG